CTGTAGTGGTAGCGTTACTACCTGGGTCATAAGGTAGAGTAATTGTAAAGGTAGTGCTTGATGGCACAGTCAATACTTGAAACTCTCCTTGATATACTTGAGGTGCTTGACCAGTAAAATCTACCCAGTCATATATACTAAGACCGTGTCCTGACCCTGTGGTTACTGTCGCTGTGGTGCCAGACCTAGTAATACTAGATATAGACTGTCCTGCTGTAGTGCTACGAGCAAAAGAAGTACAGCTAAGAGCTAGTAAATGTCCACTTGCTGCAAACATCACTTTACCTACTTGTTCTGGTACTGCTCTTGAACCAACTACAGTATTAAGTTTAACAGCACGATTACTAATACTAGCGTCATAATCAAAGAAAAATATATCTGAGTCTTGTATGTTATATATAACATCATTATTAAATTGGTCTTGGAATGTTAATCTAGCAGGTATACTAATTGGTGTGGTTGCACTAGAACCCCATGTACCTCTACTCCATGTGCCTGCACTCCAACCATAACCAAAAGTTATTGTAGAAGCACCGACAGGATGTTGAAAAGCTGCGACTATACTTGTGCCACCACCTGCAGAAACAGTAGATGTAGCTGCCGCTGCTACTGTAATCTCAAATGTATTACTTGTAACATTAGCTATTTTAAACTCTGTATTTAAGTTAGCAGCTGTTACTCCACCAACTGCAGCGGAACCACTAAAGGTTACGTAATCACCGCTTGAAGCACCATGACCTGTTATCGTGACTACCACCGTAGTTGACTCATCAGTAGTTTTAAAACAGTTATCTGTTGATGGGCTAGTAGCTGATGTGTAAGTAATTCTTAGAGGAGTTATATCAGTAAGAGTAGTTCCTTTAAGAATATAATTTTTTTCATTAGTAGCAATACTAATTATCTCATTACCATCAGTTGTGCCATATTGTATAATACTACTAGAATCGCCTACAAAAGGAGTTATATTGATTGGAGTCCAACCACCTATTTTTTCAGGGTATCCTTGTCTAAATCTTATTTTATCGCAGTTATACCATCCGCCATCAGAAGAGTAGTTACTTCTATCTCTGTTTATTCCTGGTTGAAATATAAGCTTTTTTAATGCCATATTACTTTTCTCGTTTTAATTCAAAATGAGGTCCATCTTTAAATGTTTTCCACGAACCGCCCCATACATACGGAATGTTGGTAAGTTTTGCTGCTTGATTAAAAGCAACATTAATTGTTTCATAATCTTCAAACTCCCAAGATACTGCACCATCTTTCCATGCATATACATCTACAGCATGACCTGTAAGATGTCTTGAGTTCATAGTTTGACTTTTACCTGTGTTATATAATATTTGTTGTCTTTCTTTGGTTCGCATTCCTTCTGATATACCAAAGTCTATGGTTGATAAACCTATAGCATTCTTAACTAATTTCTGTAAATCAGGGTTTACTTCGCTTAATTTACCTAATGATTTTTTTGATAATTTAAACATTACTTAGTAAATTTCCCTATTGATTTAAGCCCAAAAGATGCTCCGATGCTTGCCATTATAGACCATTGTAGCCATTCTGGAAATGTAGCTAAGAATTGTATACCTTCAGCAACAAATGGTTGAAAGTATGGAATGAAGCTAAAAATTATTATAGCAATGAAAGTCAGCGTCCATGCTTCATCCTTCCAGGAATCGTCAGAAGCCTTTGCCATAGCGGTTTCCCATTCAACCTTACCTTCTGCAACTTTCTTTTTTACCGCTGTTTTAGCTTCTATCTCGGCTATTTTTAATTCAGACTTTGCGATTGATTCTTTGCCTTTATGTTCAAAGTATCCTCCAACCGCTTTACTTAAGCCATTTACAATTAATCCAATCATAATACACTCCGATATTAATAATACCCTATTTTATATCAACAGTATAGTAAATGCACCTTTTATGAGTTAGAAGAACTCCAATTATAAAAATGCGTAATACCAAATCTACCATAGCCAAATGGAATATTTTTACTTGCTTTTAAAGAAGTAACTTCATGTTGTATATAGCTAGGAAAAAACAACATGCGATTGGGTATACATTCAATAGTTGCATCAATAGGTACAAGTCTAGTGTTACCCCCAAAAAATTTCTTAGGTTCTTTATACATCCATATTAAACAAGTAAACTGAACGCTATCATGGTGTGGTTTATAATATTGGTCTTTGTCATAATAACCAATAAAGCTAGCATCAGTATTAGTGTTAATAAAATTATTATGATGTAAAGGCATAGTTTCTAAAACTATATCGTGAAACTCTTTAGTTCTTTGTTTATACATATTACGTAATATAGGAGATATATCCCTACCTTTTTGTGTATAATAATCCCAAACGTGAAAACGAAATGCATTAGATTTTGCAACTCCATCTTCTTTTGCAACAGGACTTCCTTCATCGTCTGCTTTTTCTTTTATAGGTTGAGTAAGATACATGTTTAATTCATGCCACACAGCAGACAATTCATCTTGAGTATACCAATTATCTATAACCAAATAAGGACATTCTTTTCTTTGATTATATATTTTAATATCCCAATCTTGTTTAATTGTTTTTATAATTGCACTCATTTTTTGCTTCTATACCTACCATCTCGTTTGCATAGTCTTTTAAAAGGAATTAATCTACCTTTATATTCAACAACAACTTCGTGCATTTTTCTACCCATAAACTGTATGGTATACACAGGTTTCTCACATTTTATTAAATGTAATGTATCCCACTTAACAATATTAATCCAACGATATTTATTTACTTCTAGTTCTTTTTGTCCAGGCACTCTAACATACTCTGTATATCTGCCCCACAAAAGAAAAGCAATAAAGTTTCCCTCATGGTCGTGCATGACTTGTTCAACTGGCAATATTTTAGAAAAAAAGAAAGCAAAGTATGGCGACCAAAATCCCCATCTTAATAATGTTATATGATTAGTTCTTGTAACTACATGAGATGGCCCTATACCCCATTCAACTCCATTAGCCATAACACCCCCTACAAGTCTTTTAATTTTACAATATCATAGCCACCAGAACCATCTGATTTAGGAACTTTTACATATTCTCCTATATCTTCTTTACTTACATTTTGAGCTATACGATTACCATGATTATCAAATTTTGGAACTACAATTTCAGTATCAGCTAGGTTAGTAAGCTCGTCTGCGTAATCAGCTGTATATTCTTCATACAAATTAGTGCCTTCTCCATATACCATATATCTTTCAAGATGGGCAACTAAAACAACTTCTGTTAGTTCTTTTGCATTATTAAATTGAAATTTGTACATATCGTCTGCATGTGCTAATTTTTTACTTTTTGAAATCGGCATGACTATATCTGATTTTAATGATTCAGCCCAAGCCCAAACATTATCATTCGTGCCAGTAACATATATAGCTTGTGTAGCCTGCATTTGAAAAGAAGCATTACACATATCAGTTACATATTCTACGGTAAGATTGCTAGGGACTGTTACTACAGGCATAACAGCTCCTTTCTTATAAACTACTTCCATCGTTTTTGTTGTAGTATCTAGGTCATAAAAATATTTAATAAAGTCATGGTTTAACAAAATACTGTTTTGTATTTTACTACTATCTTTATAATCAGGAGCACAACTACAACCATGTAGACTGTACTTATTTGCTCCCATTTTTACACCCCACACATTAGGTTCGTGTGGCCATGTTTCACCAGGAAATTTTTTTGCTATTTCAGCTTTAATTTTTTTAACTTCATCATCCTCGTTTCCTGCCCAATAAGTACGATGTACAACTTTTTTGTTTTGAATCCATGCTCTATATAAAACTGGGTTACTCATTATGATACTGCTCCTTGGACATTTCCACTTCCATCTTCGTATGTTACTTGATTACCATTTAAATTAATAGCTTTACCCGCTGCACCACCAGCTCCACCAGCACCTGATTGTCCACCGTTCTGACCTTGTAAATGTGCTTGTCCAGCTTGTCCACCAGAACCAAAGCCACCACCTGCACCACCGTTACCGCCTTCTCCTCGTGAGTCACCTTGGTTTGGAGTTGCACCAGTACCACCAGCACCTGCAGCACTTACACTACCAGCTTGACCGTTGGCTAAATTCTGTGATTGTGATGTATTCATACCTTTACTTCCGCCAGGACCGCCAGTTTGACCAGCTCCACCACCGCCGCCGCCACCAGCACTAGCAATAGTTTGTGTTTGGTTTTTATCCACTTGATAAACGCCACGACCACCGCCGCCGCCACCGCCGCCACCGCCGCCGCCACGGATAAATCCTCCGTTGTTTTGGATTGTAGTGTTAAATCCTAAATTAATAGCAGCACCCGCAGATGCACCAGCTTGTCCAGCATGTGCAGCATCAGCATTACCACCATTACCACCTTCACCACCAGCACCAACAATTTGATTATTATTTATAATTTTAACGGTATCACCAGATGCCCATTGACTTCCTGTATCAATACCATATCCACCTGTGCTTGACGAACCTACAATAGCTTGTACAGTTAAAGTTATATCTGAATTACCTGCAGAATATGTACCGCCTTTGTTTGAATAAATGTTGTAGTTCTGCGTTGTACTTGAAATAGTAAGTGCAATAGATACACGGTTAGTGCTACCATAAAACTGTGACATAGAAATAGTTCCACTACTTGGAATATTACCAGAATCTCCAGTTGTACCAGATGGTACATTATCACCACCAGCATAGTATTCAGACATTGATATAGGGTTACTACCCCCAAACTCTGTTTGAATAGCTGATAATGCTAACGCTGACCCTGCACTTGGTATTGCCATCTATTTTCCCTTTTTAAGTTCGTCTACTTCTGCTTTTAATTCTTTAACTGCTTCAATAAGAACACCAACAAGGTTGCCATAAGCAACTGACATATACTCATTTTCATCATGTACTACTTCTGGCATTACTTTTTGCATTTCTTGAGCAATCACACCTGTGCCCTGTCTACCCTCTCTAGTAAAAGTAACACCTCTCATGTTAGTTACTTTATCTAAGGCGTTAGTAATTGTCTCAATATTGTCTTTTAGTCTTTCATCAGAAAAAGCTGTAACATCATTATTAAAAGTTGCTGCACCTGCTCCCGACATATCTAAGGTTAAAGCAGTTATAGTTGAACCACCATCATTACCTTTAAATATTATGTCTTTATCACTAACAGCACTTTGAATTACAAAGTCAGACGAGCTATTAGCAAACCTACCTATCTCTGTACCAGCATCTTTGATAATGACATCTCCACCATCAGCATCTAAATTAATATCACCTGCAACATCAAGAGTTAAATCACCTGAAGATAAATCTATTTCTGTGCCATCAATGGTTATATTATCTACTATCACACCAGCGTTTGCTGTAACTGTGCTATTAAAACTAGCAGCTCCCGCTTCACTCATATCTAGTGTTAATGCTGTTATGTTAGAACCACCATCATTTCCTTGAAAAAGCATATCTTTATCACTAACTGCTGCTCTAATAGTTAAGTTACTACTATCCATACTAACTTCAGCTATCTCTGTGCCAGCATCATCAAGTAAAATAGAACCACTATCAGAATCTAAAGTAATATTTCCTGCTACATCCACAAGTAAATCACCTGTAGATAAATCAATCTCTGTGCCATCAATAGTAATATTATCTATTGTTACCCCACCGTCTGATTGTAAAGAACTCACAGCGGTAACTGCATCAACAACATTAGTGCCGTTGTTATATACCCACATAGTTTTACCTGATGGTACTCCTATTCCTGAACCAGAAGGAGTCTTGACAGTGATAGTATCAGCTGTACCGTTATTAACTAAGTAATTTTTTTGTATTGCTGGAACAACTAAGTTTTGTGCTCCACCTGATGTACCTGTTAAATTAAGTCTAAGATGACGAGCTGATTGTGTAGCGTTTGAGTTTGATAAAGTAAGAGTTACTTGACCGCTTGAGAAAGCTACATCAACAGTACCCACTATAGCTTCTTCTATCGCTGTTCCTAAATTAGTATTAGTAGTTGTACCCCAACTACCTGATTGCTCACCTGTATTAATTAATTCAATTTTTAAGTCTGAATATGAACTAGCCATTTCTTTCTCCTATTAGCTTGATTTACCTGCTAATGGAACACTTGTAACGTGAATTTTGGTATGTCGCTTTCCATTCCACGTGGCACCACAATCTGAGCAAGTCCCTGATTTATATTCCTCTGCATCTACACTCATTCCACAATTAGAACACTCTAGATGTACTTCATATTTACATTGTATTATACCACCATCTAATTTTTTTGCTTCAATTATCATGCTGCTATATCCTTCCAATTCGGTGTCTGAGATGTATCTATTAAGCCCCATACTAATGTAAATCCGTTTGTTTCACAAGTACCACTAACACCTGTAAGAGATACTGTAGCTCCTCCTATTGCACTTGAACTTCCAATAGCCGTAGTAGCTACTATTCCTGTTACAGGTACGGTATTGCTACTTTCTTGAGTTACTGTACCTAAAGCACTTGTTCCAGCTACGCCTGTAACTGTTATGTTTGCTTTTGCAACTGTGGTTACTGTACCTAGAGCACTTGTTCCAGCTACGCCTGTAGCTGCTGCGTTTGCTTCTGCTACAACTGCCTCTGAACCTAAAGCACTTGTGCCTGCTACTCCCGTAACTGCTGCGTTTGCTTTTGCAACTGTGGTTACGGTACCAACAGCACCTGTACCTGCTTCTCCTAAAACTTCACCTGATTTATCTCCAGTAACAAGAACAGAAGCTAATGTAGTAGTCCCAGCTACACCTGTAACAGATACACTAGCACCAGCACCAACTGTAGTGGTTCCTATAGACCCAGTTGCACTAACACTTACGGAGCCTTCACCATAAGCAAGAGCGTTCCAACTGGAGCGTCCCCATCCGTCTAAAGGTACTACTATTCCTGCCATATTAGTTTCCTAATGGGTTGTCGTTAATAATGTCGTAAACTTTAGATAGTTCTCTTTCCATCCAAGCGGATAGTTTATCTTCCATATCTCCCATTTCTACATCCATTTTCTCAAAACTTTCCCAGACATCATCAATGTTATCGCTATTGAACTGTAGTCGTTCTTCTACTGTAGTTAGTCTGTCATTTAATGTACCTGTGTCACTACTGGCTATACTACCTTCCATAGCCACTAAACGAGTGCTTAGGTCTGACATCCACCATACGAACCCACCTGCTGCTGGAACTACTGATAAGACTATCGTAAGTAGAACCGCTGGTGATAGCACTAATGTCTTGCTCATATATCATCTCCTGTGTCAGTGACACTGTTTCTAATATTGTAATCGTTTGCGGTATTTCTTGCAATCCAATCAAATTGACCATATCTACTTGCTCAATCCCTGTATTCTTTTTAGTAGTTTCAGAAACTTGAGATTTAGATTGCTTAGGCTTTTGTTTAGTTTCAGCTTTAGGCTCATTTTTTGATTCTGCAACTTCTGTTTCTTCTTCTGATTCGGCTTTTTCTTCTTCTTCAGAGCTCTCTGTTTCTTCAACTTCTTCATTTTCAGCAAGATCTTCCTCCATGTCAGTTTCTTTTAATTCTTCTGGTTGTTCTACTACTTCTTCAGTTACCTCTGCAACTTCCTCTACTTCTATTTCTTGTATTTCTGGAATCTCCTCTACAATTTCAATTTCTTGTGGTACTTCAATCACTGTTGGTATTTCTATTTCAACAGAGGGTAAATCAGGTAACTCAGGTAAATTATTTACAGATACCTCTGGTTGCACTGGAGTATCAATTATTACATCAGTCACAATTTCAGTGTCTAAACTAAGACCTTCAATCACAGTGTTTTCTATAATAGGTTCTATAACAGTTTCTACAATCGGTTCTACAACAATTTCTACAATGGGTTGCACAACAATGGGTTCTACTACCACAGGTGCAATATATTCTTCAATAGTTAAAGTAAGACTAATATTATCTACAATTGGGCCATACCAGTTACTGCTATTGCCTGTGTCGTCTCCCGCAACATTAAGGTTTATATTTAAATTGTCAGT